GATTTGTACCGCCCACGCTTGAAGAAGTACAAGATTATTGCCGACAACGTAAAAACAGCATAGACGCTCAAAGGTTCATAGATTACTATACTTCTAACGGTTGGAAGGTAGGCAAAAACGCTATGAAGGATTGGAAAGCGGCTGTTCGTACATGGGAACGCAGCGGATACAATAACGCCGGAAATAAACCGGTAGGGCAAAACGGAATAACTATTGATCCGACGAAAGACGATTTAGACGATTTATTTTAAGGAGTGATAAAAATGCCTATAACGCAAAAAGATTTTACGGATATGTCAGTAGCGGACGCTTACAAAATTGAAGTAAACAAAGAAATAGAACACTGGATAACAGATTTGAAAAACAAAATGTCCGCAGAAGACATGTTAAGTCGTGACACGGTTATAGCAATATTAGAAAGTTTGAAGGTGAAAAAATGAGCGATAACAAAATTGAAGTAATACGCTGCAAAGAATGTATATTTTTTACCGGTTCGGAGTTTTCAAACGTTGGATATTGTACCATGTGTAATTGTGCAACGCGTAAAGACGGATATTGTCATAGAGCAGAAAAGGAGAGCGAAGAATGATTAAATTTATATTAGGATTGATTATCGGTTTATTTATTGGCGCGTTTTTCGGGATTTTAATAATTGCTTTATTAAGCGCGAACGGGGGAAATCATAAATGAGCTTTGAAAAAATAATAAACAACGCTATTGAAGCCGGAGAGATTAACATAAAAGCAAACGAAGGCGATTACATAGGAGACGACGGTCTTTTGTATTGCGGCAAATGTAACACCCCGAAACAATGCGAAGTAAATATATTCGGTATGACAAGACGCCCTATGTGTCTATGTAAATGCGAAGTTGAAAAGCGGGACGCAGAAGAAGCCGAACGTAAACGACTTGAATTTGAAAAGCGGGTACGATATTTGAGAAGCTGCGGTTTTCCCGAAAGTGATATGGAGAGCTGGACGTTTGCTAACGACGATATGGCAAACGAGAAGATTACTTCGGCTATGCTGCGATACGTTGAAAATTTCGCTCACATGAGGAAATTAGGAAAAGGGCTGTTATTATGGGGAAACGTAGGAACCGGCAAGACATACGCCGCTTGTGAGGTTGCAAACGCTTTAATTGATAAAGGGTATCCGGTATTAGTGACAAGCTTTTCACGCATTACAAACACGATACAAGGCATGTATGACGGTAAGCAGGAATACATAGACAGCTTAAACCGATGCCCGCTTTTAGTTATTGACGATTTAGGAGCCGAACGTAAAAGCGAGTTTATGCAGGAAAAGATTTTCAACATAATTGACGGACGATACCGCGCGGGGCTTCCTATGATAATTACAACAAATCTAACTATTGACGAAATCAAAAAGCCGGACAGCGTAGGAAACAGCCGAATTTATGATCGGATACTTGAACGGTGTTTTCCGGTTGAGGTAAACGGACACAGCCGGAGACGTAAAGCAGTACGCGAGGAATACGCCGGAATGAAAGAAATGTTAGGATTGTAAGGGGTTGATACAATGCTTAAATTTATTATTCCACTACCGCCTATTTCAAAGAAAAACAGCCAGCAAATATTTATAAACAGTAAAACCGGCAAACCGTTTATATCGCCTTCAAAAGCATATAAGCAGTATGAGAGAGAAGCCGCGTATTTCATACCGAAAAGATATTATGTAAATTGTCCGGTTAATGTTAAATGCCTTTTCTATATGCCGACGCGTAGGAAATGCGATTTAACAAATTTACTTGAAGCAATAGACGACATAATGGTAAAGCAAAAGTTTATAGCAGACGATAACTATACTATTATTGCAGCTCATGACGGTAGCCGCGTATATTACGATAAAGCTAACCCGCGTACCGAAGTATATATCACCCGCTTTAAAGAAGAACCGCCGGAACGTATGACCGGAGAAGAAGCGGAAAAGGTAGAAAATTATTTTGATAAAAGGAAGTAAGAAAAAATAATTAAAAGAGCGGCTTCGGCTGATCTTTTTTGTGTCACTTCGTCACGTGCGCGAGGTATTCCGGCGTGATAACCCGCTTTAATGTGCCTTTTAGTCACATTGAACAAAAAACAAGATGTAACTTTATGAAACATTTTGTAATAAAACTATTGCAAAGTGTAACACAATGTTGTATCATAGGATTGTAAGGAATTACCAGCTTACATAAATTCATACAACAAAGGAGAAACAACAATGATGTACAACAAAGAAGAAGCAAAGAAAGCAGTTAAAATTTTATTTTTCGAGGGCGCAGGCTGCGTTGAACGCGGAGACGTTGAGAATTGCAGAATTAGAACCGCTTTCCGTAACGACGAAGGAAAAGGTTTTTATTTGGAGTTATCCGGTATTGAAAAAAACAAGTTTACTGCTAAATGGGTTGGCGAGTATATGAACGGCGCAACAGTTGATTACTGCTACGAGCTGGACGAGGACGGAAACGGAGATTGCAACGAAACCCGCGTAATTGGTATTGAAAGAAAACATTTCGAGTATAGCAAAGACGGTATAATCGGATTTGTAAATAGAAACTTTAATTGCAGCTTTGACGCTATGTATGCTACGGATTGGTTCTTTGGCTACCGCGTACACGGAGACAACGGAAAAGCTAATTTCATGGACGATTTCAATTTCGATTTTGATTTAGCAGAACGCCGCCGAAATACTTACAATGATATTGACGCTTCTATACGTAGAAAGCTACAATCGAAATACTCAAAAATTAGCTTAATAGGCATGGACGAAAACAGTATATCTATTAGATACCACGCTTCCGATGAAGAGCTCCGAAACAACGGAATTGACCCGAACGAAAGAACCTTCAAAGTCCGCACCGACGTTATTCGCGCCGGAGAGTTTGATTGCAGCAAAATGAAAATCGGGGATTTGGTAGAAGAAGAAATTGTCGACCACTTCATGAACGTATTGCCGCCGGCTTGCATGAGAAGCGACTGCTCACAGCTCGGTGAACCGTATTCGCATAGAGAGGACGAAACAACCGGAAAATATAGAGCTACATATATGACCTTCAAGAAGGTTGAAGAAGGTATATGGCAATATTGCGGACATTGCTTCCGTGGGGAAAATATCGAACGCGGAAAGGAACCGGTATTAACTAACTTGAATGTGTCATTTTGATAGAATTAAATAAAACGATATAACGAAACGACAAGAGCGGAGATATACCGCTCTTTTTTGTTGCGAATGTGTCACAACGTAACAAAATTGTTCAAAAGTAGCGCGTAGCGTTGAAAATGATTTCAAAATGCGATATAGTAAGCGTATCAAAAGAATACTATCAGTAAAAAGGGTGGCGGTGCCGAGATGACTATTAAGCGCAATAGACGGTTAAATGACATTGAGTTGTACAGCCGCCTTTTTGTGATAGTAAGGCGGTGTTAGTATGGCGCGAAAGGGAATGTATAAAGAAAAAGTCGAGCCATATTTGAAGCAGATACGCGAATGGAAAAAGGTAGGCGCCACTGACGAGCAGATATGTGAGCAGCTCGATATTAGCAAGACTTCATTTTACGATTACCAAAAAAAGCACGCGGAATTTTCGGACGCCATAAAAAAAGGCAAAATGGTTTTCGTAATGGATTTACGCGGAGAGTTGGCTAAAATCGCTTTTAGGCACACTTTGGAGACGAAGAAGGTTTATATTAAGGCGGACGAAGAAACCGGACACAGCACGAAATACACGGAGATTACAACGCGTGAGGTTGACGGAGACATAGCCGCAATAAATTTGCTGCTTAAAAATCTTGATCGCGATAATTGGAGCAACGACCCGCAGAACCTTAGCTTACGTCAGCAAGAGTTAGAGCTTCGCAAAGCGATAGCAGAAGCTAACAACTTTGATTTAGATTTGAAGGAGAAAGAAACATGAGTGAAAGAACTTATTACGTGTTATGCGCCGACGATTGCAAATTCGAAGGAATGACAAAAGAACAAATAATCGCCGCCATAGCAGAAGCAACCGGCGCAACGCCGACACAAATTGACGCGGCATTTATAACAAAGATAAAAGAGAAGAACAGAAACGCACCGTTAAAGTTTTGGATCGGTACACAAGCAGAATATAACGCGCTTGCAACTATTGACGCAAATACATTTTATATTTTCACCGATAGCGACGAATTAAGCACTATTGAACAAATTGCAGAAGACGCAGCAGAAGCAAAAGCACAAGAAATATGTCAACCCCTTGAAAATGATATTGACGACTTAGAAGAAGACGTTACAGCAATACAAACAGAACTTGACAAAAAAGGCGTTGTATTGTTTGACGGCAGTCAATCAAGCAATATACCTTACGGCGATAGTTTAATCGTAGAGGTTGAAGGGTTAAGCGATTATACCGTTGTTGCTGTTCAAATTGGCGGTTATTATGGACTTGGATATATAAGTCGTACGGGTGATAATTTTAATATTTTAGGAAGCGGAACGGGAAACTTAAATAGTTCGTCGTCAATGCAAGTTGCAAATATTATGATACACGGAAGCGGCAATACAATTACAGAAAACAAAAGTACATCTTTTGTTAATTTGGGCGGTACAGTACAAGCTCCGTCACAACAAGTAGTGAAAAAAATTATCGGTATTATGTGAGGTGTAGAGAATGGCAAGATTTAGAGGTCAAGACGTTTTATTTAGCCCGAAAATTGTAATTGTTGAAAGTGTTAATCAAAATCAACACGCTGCTTATTTTGGCATTACTTCGGGTGGCTTAGTTTATTTGAAACCCGAATATAGAGGTCAAATAACTAATTCAAATGCAAATAGTTATCCTTATGCAAAAGGTGATACACAAAATAGCGCCGGTTGGGTAGGAAGTAAAAACAATGAATTACCCGAAATATTATATATTCCCGAAAAAGTTGGAAACGAAATTGTTACGGGCTTTGTTACAGCGTGTTTTTTCAAAAATAAAATACCCGTTGAAATATTTTTGCCCGACACTTTAATTACAATAAACAACAGAGCATTTGCACAAGCAACTAATTTGAAAGCGTTGCATCATACAGAAAATGTCACTAAGATTGAACAACAATCGCTATATGGAACTAAATGTGAAAAACTTTTATTTCCAAATTTGACCACACTTGAAGCAAAGGCATTTTCACTAAATCCGTATTTGATGTATATAGATATTGGTAATAACATATCTTCAATTCCAAATAATTCATTTGAATCTTGTGAAAGACTTAATATTGTAAAAGGTGGTGCAAGTGTAACAGAAATTGAAGCGTATGCTTTTATGGGTTGTGTTAGTTTGCGAAGTGTAGATATTGTATTGGGCAATGTAACGAGCATTGGAAATTATGCTTTTTGGAATTGCAGATTAAATTATAATTGGAATAGCATAACAGCGACTTGCGGAACTTATGCGACAGCAAAACAATATAATCCAACCGACATTTGGACGGGAAGAACTTTTACCGCACACGAAAGCTCGTTACGCAATATAATGTTTAATCAAACAGACCCGACAATCAGCACTAAAAAAATATTAGGTACAAACAAAGAATATCGATATGGTTGTATTGTTTGTTCACTTATTCCTGCTTATTTTGTAAAGAATAACATATCGGTATCACAAAGTGATACAACTTTAGATATTATAAACGCTTTTGAAAATCATGTTGCAACAAATCATTCATCTGCATTAGGCATATTCGACAACAATGTCGAAACTTGTATTAGCAATCAATTTTTTGAGAAGTTAGGTTTTACATTCACAGCATATCCAACTATACCAAGCGGACAACAGACAAGACCTTCCGCATTAAATTCAACTGAATTACAAGCAATATATAATGCGTTATCTAATGGTAAATATGTTTTGTTTTCCACGGCAATAGGTGAAAACTTAAATGGGCATATAATACTTGCTTATGGAATTGCTGAAAATGGTGAAATTTTAATATCGGATAGTTCAAGTCAAAAAGCAAGTTTTAATGATTATAGTGGTTTTGTCGCAACAATTAGCGATAAATATTTTCATTCGCAATTTAAGGATATTGTAGTTGATAGTTCAAGCATTGTTATTATTCTTGAATAACATTTATCAAATAAAGAGGGTGCAAAAATGAATAGTCCTTATAATGGTAAGTTTAGAGTTTCACAAGAATACAAAGGCGCAACACACGACGGTTTAGATTTAGTAGGCGTTGATAGCAAAGATATACATAGCACCGTCAACGGAACGGTTGAGCGCGCCGGTTGGGAAAATTCCGCAAATAAAAAACAAGGTTTCGGGCTTTATGTTCGCATTAAGAAGGACGGAACAAATGAACGTTATTATTTCGGGCATTTATCGTCAATCGCTGTTAAGGTTGGCGATCACGTAACGATAGGAAAGAAAATCGGCGTTGAAGGAAGCACCGGTTATTCTACCGGTTCGCATTGTCATTATTGTTGCAGAAACAACTCAAGCAAAAGTGAAATAAAAGACATTTCGGCTATTAGTGGAATACCTAATAAAATTGGCACATACAACGACGGCAGTACGTCGAAAATATCAGTTAAATATCAAGTGTGGGACGACGTTAAAAACGGTTGGCTTCCAAACGTGGTAAACGCTGAAACATACGCCGGTAAATTCGGACACGATATTTGCGCCGTACTTGCTAATCTTTCCGTTGGTACTATTGCATATAGAGTACACGTAAAGGGCGGCGGTTGGTTGCCTATCGTAACAGACCGAAACAATTACGCCGGAAAATTTAATAAACCGATTGACGGTATCGCAATGACGACCGACACCGGACGAACAATTCATTATTCCGTACATTTGCGCCGTAAAAATAAATGGTTGCCGTATGTTACAGGTTCCGACATTAACGATAACAAAAACGGTTACGCCGGAATTATAGGTCAAGAAATAGACGGGTTAAAAATATATCTTGATTGAGGAAACGCATGTTTAAGAGTTTAGCAGAATTCTATAACAGTAAACTATGGCGGGACTTCCGGCAACACTTAATGGCCGACAGAGTAAATAAGCAGGACGGGATACTATACGACGAACACAACGGGGAGCCGCTTATAAATGCATACGATATTGTATTGCACCATAAGACGCCGCTAACCTTGCAGAACGTAAACGATTACACGGTATCGTTAAATCCCGAAAACATAATGATAGTATCGCAGCGTTCACATAACGAGATACACAAACGTTTCGGGTATTGTACGGAAAGAAAAGTATATATAGTTTATGGACCACCATGCAGCGGTAAGACGTCGTTCGTAAATAGCATTAAAGGCAATTCCGACATTATTGTCGATATGGATAATATATGGCAATGTATAACCGGAGACAGATATATAAAACCGAACGCTCTAAAACAAAACGCCTTTATGTTACGGGACAGTTTAATAGATATGATTAAAACGCGTACCGGTAAATGGGAGCGCGCTTTCGTTATCGAAGGTTTACCACGTAAAGGCGATAGAGAGCGTAAGGCGGAGTTATTAGGCGCGGAGCTTATCTTTATTAACGAGGATATAGAAACGTGCTGTAACCGGCTTGCAAACGACGACAGACGTATAACAGTAAGAGACGAATGGACTAAATATATTGAACAATGGTTTAGAGACTACCAGCCGGAATAATAAGAAGGTGTAAACAATGACAAACAGTATATACCTACACAATAACAGATACGGATACCGCTTAAATATAAATAACCCGACTATACGGAAGTATTACGAGAGATACAAGAAGTGGAAAGGGTTAAATTGTAACCTACCTATAACAGACGCGGAACGGGTGGAGTTTGAAAAATATATATTTGAAAAAATAATTAAAAAAACAGACCCCCCGTAGATGTAAAAAAAATTATTTGAAAAAATACTGTGTCGCCCTCGCTCGCGTGACACAAAGTAAAAAATTGAGATTTTCGAAGAAGTTTGAAAAATAATTTTGAAAATCGGTTAAATCGAAAAATAAAGTTTGAAAGGAACTTAAATTATGACAAACATTATACAGAGGTTGTAAACAACCCGAAAAAGTATTTCCGAAATCCGCACGCGTTGAAGTTATGCGAGCTTTACAAAAAGCAGATAATCAAGTCAAGTGCCATGATGACCGAGCGACACTATAAACGATTGTACGAAGGACTTATGGCCGGAGATACAAAAGGTAGAACGCTACGCGCTACCATGCAGGATATTATAGGCGACTATTTGAAACGCGAAGGTTTGCACGACGGCGGTATTTTGACGAAGGAGTGAGAGCATGGAAGATTTATTGAAGCCGGTTAGCAATGTTAGAATTGTTGATCGCGATTTGTTAAAACCGAATAACTATAACCCGAATAAGGTTCTTGAAGAAAACATGAAGCTTTTAGAGCAGTCAATCATGACGAACGGCTGGACGCTTCCTATCGTTGTCCGTCCCGACTATACGATTATAGACGGTTTTCACCGTTGGACAGTAAGCGGACGCGAACCGCTTAAAAGTATGTTAGGCGGAAAGGTGCCGGTTGTTATAGTTGAACATACAGACCACGACGACGATATTTACGGCACTATTACTCATAACCGCGCACGCGGTACGCATTTACTTGATCCGATGAAAGCGATTATTAAAGAGCTTCTTGAAAACGGAAAAACGGTTGATGAAATTTCAAAACAGATAGGAATGTCGAAAGAAGAAATATTCCGATTGTCCGGTATTACCCGCGACGATTTCCTTGAAATATTAGCCGGTAAAAAATACAGTGAAGCAGTATTGATTACAAAAATATAACGGGGTGAGAGTATGGCGACAGCAAGAGAATTGAAAGCGTTTTTTGAAAATGTGGACGAGGATAAAAAGGTTTTCGCCTATGATTGTATCGACGAATACGTTTTGTTTGCGGAGAGGATAAAAGAGCTGCGCAAACTTCCATATATTCGCGTTCACCCGCACAACCCGCAGCGTCAAGAATTAACACCGGCGGCAAAATTGATAAAAGAGTATTCGCAGACGCTTGACGCAAAGCGCAAAACCCTTTTAATGATTTTATACCGTGTCGAGAACAGCGCCGCTGACGAATTGTTGGCTAAATTAGCAGAATTTGAATAAAAGAGGTTTAGAAAATGAGAAGAGGAACAACACCGACAATAACTTTTATTTGTCCGTTTGCCGTTGATAATGCTACAAAGGTAAGCGTTGTATTTGCACAATACGACGAAATAATACTTAAAAAAGCGCTTTCGGGTTGTTCGATAAGCGGAAAACGAATATCAATTCATTTGACCGAAAACGAAACTCTTAATTTTAATTGCAAAAAAGACGGCGTAGATATGCAAATAAGAATTGAACTTGACGGCGAAAAAATGGCGTCAAATATAATGCATACGACCGTAGATAAGATATTAAAGGACGGTTGCTTATGAGTGTTGAATTTAATGCAACGTTTGAAACAAGCGAGGAACTTGAAGCAAGCTTTACAGATGTTGTTATGGCACCGCCTACACTTCAAACAAAGAATGTAACAATTATACAAAACGGTCAATCGTCCGTGGAAGCGGACGAAGGATACGACGGTTTGCAAAAAGTCAATATAACAGTTGCCGAAACATTTCAAACGAAAGTCGTAACTATTACACAAAACGGAGAAACAGAGGTTTCTGCTGATAGCGGATACAATGGACTTGAAAAAGTCAATATAACCGTAAATTTGCCTAAATACGAAGGCGGTGTTGAATAATGGCAGACATTGAAATTACTTATAAAGGAAACAAAATAGTTGAGTTAAGTGAAAGCGGTACAAAAACACTTAAAACAAGCGGTAAGTATTGCGAGGGTGATATTTCTTTAAGTTATACAAAAAGTGGCGGTATGGGCAAACTAATTAAAACATATACAGTTACGGAAAGTTGGCAAAACGACACATTAGGCAATCCCGTTACTATTTATAATACTATTTTAAGTGATGTCACAACAACTAATAGTGATATGTTTGTTTGCATTGTAAAAAATAATCTTGATACATCAAGTTATAGTGCAAATGATTTTGTTTATACTGCAAATGGTACAAACGGATTTTTTCACAGAAATAATTGGACAGCAGTACGCTCTATTAGTACAGAAATGTCAAGTTGGATTTCACAAGGTGCAACAATAGATATTTATAAAATTGATATGAGTGCAATATAAAACTTTTAGAGGACAAACAAGTGAAAACTTATCTTGAGCAATATCACGATTTAATACAAAACGGTGAAGTCGTAGTCGGTTATTGGATACGCCGCGAGGTTGAAAATCTTGTCGAGGATATGAAAAATCCCGACTACGTTTATGATACCGAATACGCGCACAAACGAATACGATTTATGCAGACTATGTGTTTGCAAAGTAAGCACCCTTATTTCAATAAACCGGTGCAGCTAATGCCGTTTCAGCTTGCATTTATTGAAGCTCTGTATAGCTTCAAAATGGCTGACACGGGATTTAGACGTTTCGTTGAGGCGTTATTGGAGATAGGACGAAAAAACGGTAAGAGCACGCTTTTAGCGGCTGACGGTAACACGGACCTATTTATCGGTGAAGGTGGCTCCGCTATATGCTGCGCGTCAAACGACGATAAACAATGCCGGTATATATGGAGTGAGATAGGCGGAATGAGACAGCGCCTTGATCCGAAAAAATCTATAACCGGACAAAACCTTTCGGAGATTAAAAACGAATACAAGAATATTATTATTTCGCGTATGTCAAGTAAGACGCAAAACAAAGACGGCGGAAACTTTACTAAAACCTATCAAGACGAAAGCCACGACGTAAACGAGGAAAACGGAAACTGCGAAATATACGAAGCTTGTAAACGTTCAATGTCAACAAAGGACGAACCGCTTTTTATAAATTGCACGACGCAAGGGTTCAGCCGCGACGGTTGTTATCTTGACAAAAAGATAGAGCACGCTAAAAAGGTTATAGAAGGAGAAAGCGACGATATACATTTCCTTCCGTTTCTATTTGAGCAGGACAGCGAACAAGAAATATGGCAAGACGAAGCAAGCTGGGAAAAGAGTAATCCGTCTTTACGTTACGGAGTAAAGAAGATACAAACGTTACGCCGCGACGTAGAGCTTGCAAAGGAAGATAAAGCAACCCGCATACATTTACTTTGCAAGGAGTTTAACATTAAGCAAATAAGCGGTCAAAGCTGGCTTAAAATTGAGGACTACACATATAAGCAAGAAAAGCTATCACTTGAAGATTTTAGAGGTTGTACGGCGCTTGCTGCGCTTGACTGTTCACAAACAACAGACTTAACAAATTTGAAGCTTTTGTTTATGAGACCAAACGACCCGCACAAATATGTCTTTTCGCATTATTGGATACCGGAAAGCAAATTGACCGACAGCGCAGACCGAACCGCCGGAGCTCAATATAAAGAGTGGGCGGAGCAGGGTTATATAACGATTTGCAAAGGCTCTATAATCGACTTAACGCAAGTAACAGAGTATATACGTATGTTGCTTAAAAAGTACGGCATAATCGTTTATAGGATAGGATACGACAAAGCGTATGCCCGCGAATTTGAAAAGACTATTGACGAGTTAAACGAGGATATGCGCGAAGCAATAAATCAAAAGCAAATGTCAACGCCTATGAAATGGGCGGAGCGTGATTTTATAAGCGGGTTAATAAATTATGGCAACAATCCGGTTGACGCGTGGTGCTTGGGTAACGCGTGCTGTAAGGTTGACGGATACGAAAATTATCAATGCGTAAAATCGCAAGCAAGCAAACGAATTGACGGCGCGGTTGTATTTATTATCCTTTATGCTACGCTGTTAAAATTTAATTTAGAATATCAGCGCTTTATTAAGTGACAAAAAGGGTGAGGAAATGGGACTATTAGATTTTTTCAAACAGTTTAAGAAACAGCGCAGCTATCCATACGCGCAAAATATGGGCGGCGGTTCTGCTTTTTATTACGCGTTTGGTGACAATTTGTACGCGTCCGATATTATCGTGCAGTCAATACGTTGCAAAGCTAACGAATTCAAAAAACTTGATCCGCGACACATTAGGACGATAGACGGGAAACAAAACGTTATTAAAGACAGCAGTATTGCAACGGTATTGAAACGCCCTAACCCGCTTATGACAACAGCGGAGTTTTTAGAAAAGATAACAATACTGTTAGAGCTTAATAAAAACGTTTTTATCTATCCCGAATACTACATGACAAAAGGCGGAGAGAGACATTATACCGGTTTATATCCGTTAAAACCTTGCAACGCTGCATACTTACAAAACGACGCCGGAGATTTATATATCCAGCTTGATTTTGCTAACGGTTATAACGTCGTACTTCCGGCGGATAAAATTATCCATTGGAAGAAGGACTACGGCGTAAATGATTATTTCGGCGGTTCCGCTTTCGGTGGTAACGATGATAAGGGATTGCTCGAAATGCTCAAACGTTACGACCAGCTAACGCAAGGCATAGCAAAAGCTATGGAGTGTTCGTGTCAAGTAAACGGTATAGCGAGATATACAGCCTACACAAACGACGACGATTTATTGCAGAAGCAAACGGAGTTTGAGGAACGTCTCAAAAAGAATAAATCCGGCATTTTATTTACGGACCAAAAATACGAATACACGAATATTCCGCGCGACGTAAAATTGGTTGATAGTGAGACGCTTAAATTCTTCCATGATACTATCCTTCGCGCGAATGGTTGTAGCTTGGCAATATTAAACGGCGACTACTCAAAAGCGCAGAAGGAAGCATATTACGAACACGCGCTTGAACCGGACATTATCAGTTTAGGTCAAGTATTGAGTAAAGGAATATTTACAGACCGCGAAGCCGGATTTGGTAACGAAATAATCTTGTATCCGAACGACATACTTTTCATGACAATGGAAAATAAAATCGCTTATATGCAAGTGGCCGTTCCCGCCGGCGCTATGTCAGTAAATCAAATATTAGCTTTTGGCGGACTTCCGCCGATTGAAGGCGGCGACGATATAAGACCGCGCGGATTTAACAATCTTGACGGCAACGTAAACGCAACCGGAGATAATACAAGTCAAAACGGGAAAGGTGTTGAAGATGAGCAGGGCGGCTGATTTTGAAAGACTATTCATAGGCGAAAGCGTAACGACGCCGGACGTAATAAGCAGGGTAGACGAGTTATGGAGCGCGATTATTAGCGAAGCTTCAACCGTTCCGATTACGCCGGTAACGCCTATTGAAAAATACCTTGCTAATTTAATTGATAACACGGTAGAGATACCGCAGCCGGTTACACGTCTTGACAGTATTTTATATGCGATTTGTACCGGCGGAGAGCTTGAAGGATTTACGCCGTTATCGGAAAATGAGGAATTACTTTTTCAAGCGTTAGAACAGAGGCAAAACCTTTTCCCGTATCCGTATCTTGACGGACAAAGCAAAACAGATAACGGTATTACTTATACTGTGCAAAGTGATAAAAGCATAGTAGCAAACGGAACAGCGACAGCTAATTCGGAGTTTCACTTGCAAGCGTGGGAACCTATTAGCTTACAAGCCGGAACATATAAGGTAAGCGGTTGTCCGTCCGGTGGTAGCGCTTCCGGTTATTGTATCAATTATTCTTTAAGAAGCGGAACCGAATACCCTCTTGACGATTTAGAATATGGAAACGGACTTACTGCTGAATTACCAAACGGAGCTGACGCCATTTACGGCAATATTCATATTGCCGGCGGTACAACAGTAAATAATCTTATGTTCAAGCCTAAGCTTGTGAAGTTGTAAAGGAGATAAAAAAATGGACTACATAAAACGTAATTATCCGGCGGAGTTTAGAGCCGACGAAACAAGCGGCTTAATCGAAGGCGTGCCTATAGTATTTGATACGCCTACCGATATAGGCGGCTGGTTTCAAGAAACAATTTGTAAAGGTGCTATATCGCCCGACGTTATAAAAGACGTTCGTTTCTTTTGGAATCATAACATCGACGAAAAAGCTATTGCTCGAACCGTAATTCCGATTGAAAAGCTGGGAGGTATGGAATTAAAGATTGACGACGAAAACGTCAAAATGTTAGCTAACCCGAACAGAAAGAGGACAGACGCTAACGACCTTTGTCTTGCTATTGAGGACGGAGTTATAAACGCTATGAGCTTTATGTTCGGAGTTGCAGAGGAACGCTGGGAAGATGAAGACACAGATTATCCGAAGCGTTTTATTACAAGAATTGACCCATTGATAGAAGTATCGGCGGTAAATTTCCCCGCCTATGCTACTACTTCAATAAATGCGCGTGGGGACATGGCGTCGGAAAGCGACCGTGCCGTATTGGAAAAAATGCGGGCAGCGCGCAGAGCAGCCGAGGAAAGCGGCGGCAAAACAAACATTCGCAGAAACCCTATTTACAATTACTATTATTAAAGGAGAAAAAACATCATGAAAGACAAACTATTAAAAAGACTTGCAAAGCTCAATTCCCGTTACGCAGAGGTAACACAATCACTTATCAACGAAGAAGACAAAGACGCACGTGCAGCACTTGGCGCAACCTTGCAGGCATTACGCGACGATATCGACGAAGTAGAAGGTATGATCGCAGAACTTGACGAACCCGCAGACGGTGGCGAAGGTGGCGAAGGTGCTTCTTCTGGCACCGGTGAAGGTACAGAAGGACGCGGATTTAATCCGGTTGCTTCTTTTGGTATGCGTAACGGCGCGCCCGCTGTAAGCGACCTTGAAGCAAGAAAAGCTTTCCAGCACTTTATCGCTACCGGTGAACGCCGCGCAGCAGCCGGCAACACTACAACCGGCGACAACGTAGGCACTGTTATTCCCGAAAACTTGCTTAATCAAATTATTGAGAAGCTCGAAAGTATCGGCACTATCTATAATTTGGTTACAAAGACCGCTTATCCCGTAGGACAGACTATCCCACGTGAAGCTACAAAGCCGGTTGCTACATGGGTAGGTAGAAACACTACTACACCGGCAAGCTCAACAAGCGGCGAAGGCAACGGTTCAAGCGTTGGTAAAACTACACTTGATACAACTATTGTATTTGCTAACTTCAAGCTCCGCTGCGAAGTTGCAATGACCGAAGAAGTATCACAAATGACACTTTCTTCTTTCGAAGCATTATTCGTAAAGAACGTTTCTATCGCTATGCTTCGCTCTATAGAGTTTGCTATCGTTGACGGTGACGGTTACGGTATGCCTACCGGTATTCTCGCAAATACTGCTCCTACCGGTCAAGCTCTTGAAATTGCAGCAAACGGAAAGATTTCTTATAAGACACTTTGCGACGCAGAAGCTGCAATCCCCGCCGAATATGAAGGCGGCGCTAAATGGTGCATGACCAAAAAGACATTTATGTCATTTATCGGCATGGAAGACAGCAACGGTCAACCGGTTGCACGTATTAACGCAGGAATTAACGGTAAGCCCGAAAGAACCCTTTTAGGTCGTGACGTAGTTATCTATGTTCCACAAAGCGGATCACATCTTGGCAATTATGCTAACACTGTAAGCGCTGATACCTTATTCGCTTTCATTTTCGATTTTGCAGACTACACCCTTAACAATAACTATGATTTGGGTATCCAGCACAAAATCGATTGGGACAACGAGGACCACAGAACAAAAGCTGTTGCAGCTTATGACGGTAAGTGCACCGATATTGGTTCACTTGTAACCCTTAAAAAGAAAGCTTAATTTAGCTGACACGAAAGGGTGATTTAATATGAGCGCAAAAACAGACGCGATAATTAAACTTGCTGTTGCTATGGGTTACGGTGCAAGCGCAAGCGATTACAGCGGCAAAAATACCGAAGAAGTATTACGTGAAGTTGCTGTCAAAATGCAATGTGCAGCAAGCACCGGCGAAATTCGCGCTTTTGGAATTGTAGAGTTATTGAACTATATGGCCGATAACTATGGCTCCGAAGAAAGAGAACCTTACAACCTTACAAAAACAGAAACACACGCAACCGTTACATTCAAGCGTAAAGGGAAAACGCTTAATGTCGGTAACGATATTCTGTATAACGGCGATAAAATCAAAATTACCGCCACAGCCGAAAGCGGTTATGAATTAACAACGCTTACCGTAAACGGAACCGCATTTACAAGCGGCAATGAATACACCGTAAACGGTCACAATGTTGCGGTTGTTGCAACGGGAACAGAATTATAAAAGTATAACTTAACACGCGTTGCAACGAGTTGTACCGTAACAGTTACAAAAGACGGAACTACCATAGCAGACGGAACAAAGGTATTGACGCAAGGTGATGTAATTACAATTACAGCCGAAGCAGACGCAGGAAAAACAATGTCAACGCTTGATGTAAACGGACAAACTTTCGTAAGCGGTAGCACATTGACGGTATCCGACGACGTTTTGATTATGGCTACTGCAAATTAAGCCGGCGAATAATGCGCCGAAACGAAACTATTTATAAGAGAGGTTAACATCATGACGGAAACAGAATTATTAACAAAGGTTAAAAAGGGCTTGGGTATATCCGGCACTTATCAAGACGACACGCTACAAGTACACATTGACACCGTGAAGGCGTTTATGCGTGACGCGGGCGTAGCAGAAACCGTAGTAAATGACGCTGTTTCCGTCGGGTGTATCCTTGCCGGTGTAAATGACCTATGGAATTATTCGAGCGGCGGCGTTACGTTTAGTGATTTTTTCAATAAACGCGTTATACAGCTTGCAGTTAAACTACATCTCGATCAACATTTCGATATCGAAGAAACTACAAGCGCGCTAACCGTTGAAGCTCCGATACACAGTCGCGCCATCGTAGGCGTTTATAAAAACGGCACACCGTTAGCGGTAATAACCGGATATACGGTTAGCGGGCAAACTATATCGTTTGTTTCGCCTTTGGCCGTTAACGATAAAATCGACGTATATGTCTATTATTAAGGGGTGATTTTATGTATCGACCTAACGAAGCGTCGCAAATGACTACGCCTTTGCGTTTGCAAACGCCCACAGAGGCGTCTTCATACGGAGTTAGTAAAAAGATATGGGCGGACGTAGAAGGCGTTATAATGGCGAATTTTAAGACGTATGGCGGCACGGAGAAAAAAGACAATAATATTTTGTCTATTGAAGATACCGCTACCGTTGTTTGTTGGTATCGCCCCGACATAAAAAGTAATTGCCGGTTGATACGCCTTTCGGATAATGCAGCTTTTGAAATTTTAGGCGAACCGGAAAACATAGAAATGAGAAATCAATTCTTGAAGTTTAAGGTACGCCGAATAAAGGGCGGCGCTTAATATGGCAGGAAGAATAAAATTGACGCTTACCGGATTTGATGAAATGTTAAAGGACATTGAAGCGGCGGGCGGAGATATGAAAAAAGCAGTTGAAAGCTGCATGAAACAATCCGCTCATACCGTTTACAGAGAAATGAAATCGCAAATGCGAAAAGCTCCGTTCAAAGAAAAACACGGAGTAGACGACGGACTTATAAATCGTATGCCGGCGCCTACGGTCAAGTGGGAAGGGAATCGCTGCGTTGCAGAAGTCGGATATAAAAAAGGACAATACAACCCGCGCGACCCGTCCGACGGATACAAAGCGTTATTTCTCAATTACGGAACGCCGCGAATAGCACCGACAGAGTACATCGCGGAAACAAAGAAACAATCTAAAAAGATTTTACGAAAACAGCAAAAGCAAACGTTCGAAAAGATATTAGAGAGGGTGAAAAAATGAACGTTAAAGATATCTTAATACCGGTGCTTGAAACATTCGGTTATCCGGTGTTCTTGCAAGGTTCATTAAATGCCGAAGAAGCATACCCCGAAACTTTTATCACGTTTTGGACGGATCCGACTTCCGACGGGGAACATTTCGATAACGACGTATTCTCCGGCGTATGGCCTTTTTCGGTAATCTTTTATTCGAGCGATACGGCGCTTGTAAATAGCAAACCGTTTGAAATTTTGGCTAAACTGCGTCAAGCAGGATTTACGCCGCAAGGTAAAGGTCATGACATACCCAGCGACGAACCGACACACACCGGCTGGGCTATGGATTTACTTTTCAAAGAAGAAAATCAATTTTGAAAGAAGGATAAAAAATGAATAAAAAATTTGGACTACTTCGTGGCTTATCGGAAATTATGATTTGCGAAATCACCGACAGTCCCGAAGGATACGCACAGGTAGGAACACCGGAGCATCTTATACCCGCCGGTGATATGACCGTTGGCAAATCGTTTGAAAAGTCGCAGAAGTATTACGACAATGCTTTGTATGCAGAGGTTGGACGCGAAACACCGTCCGATATGTCTATCGTAGGTGCTGCTGTCCGCGCCGCTTTTATTGCTTGGTTAGAAGGTAAGGAAGTTGACGCTACAACCGGTACTATTATGGACGACGGCGCGTTTCACAGCAAATTCTATGCTATTTCCGGTAAGAAGGATTACACCGACGGAACAAGCGAGTATTTTTGGTTCTTAAAATGCTCATTCAGCGGAGCAGAGGAAGCAGCAAAGACAGAGGACGATACCACCGACGCGAGCGGATCAACTTTGCCGTTTACTGCTTATAAGACACAGTATAAGTTTGGCGGCACAAAAGGTAGAAAGGTTATGCGTATTGACACAGCCGACACCGTGCTTAAATCCGGCAAGAATTGGAGCGATCAAGTTGTAACACCGGCTAATATGTCTACAATCGTAGAAGCTGCAACAACCTATACGCTTTCGATTACTCAAGCTGCTAATACTACCGTTACCGTAACACGTGGCGGCACAGCATTAAGCAATGGTGCAACACTTAACGTCGGCGATGTATTGACAATTTCCGTAACCGGCGGAACCGTAAAAGTAAATGGTTCTAATTTCACAAGTGGAAACACTCATACAGTAGCCGCAAACGTTGCTGTTGTTTCGACAGCTTCGGCTTAAAAATCTTAAAAAAGGGCGGCGGGAAACCGCCGCTTATTTAATAACCGAAAGGAAGAAAACAAATGGCTAAATTTGAATTATACGTGTATGACATGAAAACGGAAGAAGTAAAAAAGGTTCATCAGCGCAACAAAATACCGGTTGACCTTTTTATTAAATATCAAGACCTTGCAGAAGAATTGAGAAAATCATCTATAAACGATAAGGAATTGTTTTTACGCTTAAAAGATATTTTCCTTGAAACTTTCCCGTCATTGACGGAAGCCGAATATCTAAAAGGAACAGACACCGCCGAAGTATTGGCAATGTATAGAAAACTTATTGATAAAGCTACCGAATTTGAAACGGGTAATTCAAAAAACGCATAACGGGGGCGGGCGAAAACCGCCTTGCCCCTTTGTCGTTTAAGGAGAATATAACGGAAATAGTAATGCTGTTTTCGGAGCGCTGGAACATGACACCGTTTGAAGTGTTGCAGCAGGACATAGACGATTTTATCTTGATCGCTAATTATCTTATATCATTAAGCGAAAGAGATAATGAAGAAACGAAACAAACGTCTCAAAATACAAACGTAACAGAAAAAGAAAACGATAGGCAATTTTGGTCTTTCATATAAGAAGGTGATAATATGGCAAACGAAAATTTAGGTGCTGCATTTAGTATTGATATTACGAGCTTAAAAACCGGTCTTGCACAAGCTAACCGGCTTATACGTGAAAGTCAAAGCGAATTTAAGGCAACCGCTGCAAGTCTTGACGAATTCAGCGACGCGCAGGAATTAGCCGAAGCTAAACTCAAAAGCCTAAATACTGTTCAAGATTTACAAAGAAAAAAAGTTGACGCGCTCCAAAAAGAATATGACCGTCTTATTGCTGACGGTATGGACCCGATGAGCGCGGCGGCTGTAAAATTACGAACAGATATTAACAAAGAAAAAGAAGCGCTTGGAAAAACAGAAAGCGAAATAAAAAAGCAAAAATCGGCACTTGAAGAAATGAAGAACGCCAGCGAGGACGCGGCGGACGGAACAAAAGAGTTAGAAGATAGTCAAGACAAAGCGGAAAAATCCGTCGGTAAACTTGATATTGCAATCGGTACTCTTGCCGGAAACCTTGCTACAAAACTTGTAGATAGCTTAGGTAATGCTGTTTCAAGTATGGCCGGACTTGCAGAGGAAACCCGCGAATACCGCGAGGATATAGGAAAGTTAAAAACTGCATGGCAAAGCGCAGGAAAAACAACCGAACAAGCAACGGCTATATACAAGGAATTTTATTCCGTTTTGGGTGAGGAAGATAGAAGCGTTGAAGCCGTCAATCACCTTGCAAAATTTGTTGATACCGAAGAAGATATGGCAAAGTGGACTGATATATGCGCCGGTGTATGGGGCACATTCGGAGACAGCTTGCCTATCGAGGGATTGACAGAAGCCAGTAACGAAACCGCAAAAGTCGGTAAATTAACCGGCGTACTTGCGGACGCGTTAAACTGGGCGGGAGTTAATGAGGACGATTTTCAGGCGTCGCTCGATAAATGCAACGGAGAGCAGGAACGCGCGCAGTTAATCACAAAAACGCTCAACGGTTTATATTCCGACGCTGCGGTACTGTATAAAGAAAATAACAAATCCGTTATAGAGGCGCGCAAAGCAAATTCCGACTATACCGATAGTGTAGCAGAATTAGGCGAAGCTATGGAACCTCTCAATACAGAAATATCGAGCTTCAAAAATGAACTTGTAAAAGGGTTGACGCCGGCTGTAAAAAAAGAAGTTATCCCAGCTTTGCACGACTTTTCTAATGAGTTAAAGCAAGACGGAACCGTAAAAAAGTTTTCAGAAGGCATAACAAATCTTTCGAGCAAAGTGTTGCCACCGGCGGCAAAAGCTGTTAAATTCTGCGCCGAAAATATAGATAATCTTGCCGGTGTTACGCTTGGAGCTATAACAGTATATAAAACCTTTACGGCTGTTATGGCGGTATCAAAAACAATAAGCGCAACAACGACAGCGGTTCAAGGTTTAACGGCGGGAGTTGGACTTGCTACAAAAGCGCAAACTATATGGAATGCAGCTATGTCAGCAAATCCGATAGGCGCTGTTCTTACAGCCGTAGGACTTCTTACTGCCGGAGTTATACTTCTTTCTCAAAAGCTTAATGATACGGAAAAATCAACCGACCTTCTTTCCGAAAGTCAGCGCGAGAGCGTAAATGCAGCAAAAGAAGAAGCCGAAGCATTCAAAGAAACAAAGCAAGCGGCGGACGATTTAGCAGCGGCGGAGTTAGCTAACATAGATTACACTAAAAATCTATGGAGTGAGCTTCAAACGTTGACCGACGAAAACGGAAAGGTAAAAGAAGGATACGAAGCCCGCGCCGGATTTATTCTTAACGAGCTTAATTCAGCACTTGGAACCGAATACACCATGAACGGAAACGTTATCAATAGTTATAAAGATATTAAAAAATCTATTGAGGACGTTATAGCTACCAAAAAGGCGCAGATTTTACTTGAAGCCTACGAGGATAGCTACCGCGAAGCAGTTAAAAAAGTTGCCGACGCTGAAAAAGCAAGAGCTACGCAAGCGCAAGAGATAGCAGCGCAAGAAGCGGTTTATAATGAAGCTCAAAAAAAATATACCGACGAATTAGTTATATACAATGAAAGAGCTTCAAAGGCAAAAACAGAAGCGGATTGGCGCGCATTAGGTTCGGCGGCACTAAAACTTAAAGGATTTAAGGACAACGCAGATAAAGAAAAGAAATTACTTGACGACAAGAGAGAAGATTATAACAAGACGGAGAAAAACTTACAAGGATACTACAACACAATAGACGGCTACGAAATGGCAAGCTCCGCCTTATTGAAGGGCGAAGTTGACAAGGTATCGGGATATTTGAACACTTACAACGGTAGCTTTAAAACCGCTACGGACGTAGTTGGAAAATCCAAAAAAGAGCAAGTAGCAATATTAAGACAGCAAGTTGTTGACACCGAAGTAAATCTCCGATTACTTGAAGCCGACTACAAACAAAAAGAAGGTAGCATGACCGAAGAACAGAAAAAGCAAGCTAAAACACGTATTGAAAACGCGAGACAGCAAGCTGATTCTGCAAAAGATGAATATGCAAAAGTCGGCGGAAACATGATAGAGGGAATGGTTAAGGGCGTAAATGAAAAAGACGGTTCGGAAAAATGGAGCTTAACCGGCGCATTGAAGAAAACCGTAAACAAAGCGCTCAAAGCTGCAAAGGACGCTTTGGGTATCAAATCGCCTTCAAAGGTATTTGAGCAGCAAATCGGTTGGAACATTGATTACGGTATGGCAAAAGGTATCACCGGAAAAACGGATAAAGTAGTAGGCGCTATAAAAGGACAGCTTAACACTATCGAAAATGCCTATGGGCTCACGTCTTTATCGAGCGGAATAAGCAACGCTGTTAATTCTTCTGTTGCAAGCGGCAAAAGTGGAAGCAATTACGGCACAACTAAAAACGTAACAGTAAATCAATATAACAATTATTCCAAATCGCATAGCCGCTATGAAATTTTCAAGAGCAAACAGCAGACGGAAGCGGCTGTCCGGTTGGCGTTGGGGGGAGCGTAAAATATGCTAAAACTTGATTATTATTCAAAGCGTGGGGATATATTGACGCTCACCGGAAACCCTTATTTTGACTTGATCCATATTGACGGGCAAACGTCGTTTTCTTCTTCCCTTGCGAGCTCGGCTAATGGAAACAGCGACGGCGACAGCGTAACTAATATAAGAGCTAACCCGCGTACAATCGTTATTGATTTACAAATTAAAGACGGTATAAACGTTGAGGAAGCAAAACGCGAAATGCTGCGAGTTATAAAGCCTAAACAAACGGGGCGCCTTATATGGACGCAGAACGAGCGCAGCGTTACAATTTCGGGACTTGTAGAAGGTTTCGATATGCCGCGCTGGGAAGCCGGAGTTGTAGGGCAATTATCGCTGCATTGTTCGCAGCCGTTTTGGGAAGACGTCGAAGCGGTGATACAGACAATATCCGAAGCTATCAATCATCATTATTTTACCGATAGTTTAGCTGACATGCTGTTTTTCCCCGAAACCGGTATCGTACTTGGCGAATACGACACAATACGCACAAAGGCGTTTACAAACGACGGAGACGTAGCCGTAGGCGTTGAGATAACAATTATAGCAGTTGATACCGTAACAAATCCGATTATTTACGCGGAGAACGGCGACTTTTTCGGCGTAGGTTACGGAACCGGAGACAAACAGCTTGTACTTAACGCCGGCGACAGCGTGGTTATCACTACCGGACGCGGAAATAAAACCGTAAAAATGAGCGGCGCAAATTTACTTGACAAGGTAAAGCCTAATAGTACATGGTTGCAGCTTGAAGCCGGACGCAATACATTTTCTATTAACAGCGACGACGAAAGTATAACAAATATGTATTTCAATATTTCGTATAAGCAAAGATACGTTTAGGCGGTGAGAATATGGCAACAGAAAAAAAGTATGGTATAGACGTTTCTTATCATCAAGGCGTTATTGATTGGCAAAGCGTAAAAGCCGCCGGCGTTGAGTGGGCTATCATTCGCGCCGGCTACGGAAACAGTAACGTTGATACGCAGTTTGTCAATAACATAACGGGCGCTATTGCCGCCGGTATTACTGATATAGGTATCTATTGGTTTAGTTATGCGCATGACGCGGACAGCGCCGCCGTTGAGGTTGCTTTATGCTTGCAGACGATAGCAGCATATAGAGCAAATATTACGCTTCCGGTTTTCTTTGATTGGGAAGAAGACAGTTATAGCTATGTGCAGCGTTCAAAAGGTATAAGCTTAACATCTTCACAGATACAAGCAATAGGTATAGCGTGGTGTAGCGGCATTACAGCGGCGGGATATACTACCGGTATTTACTCAAATAAAAACAACGCTACGGGATGGTTCAAGCGCGATAACGGGCAATATCTATGGCAATACTTAAATTGTGAGCTTTGGTATGCGAGATACGGCGCAAATAATGAGCATTATTTATTTATTACGCCGGCATTTGAAACAACGGCATTAGTAGAACATCCCGAAACTATTATTCTTCAGTATTCCGATGTCGGCATTGTATCGGGTATAAATTCTCAAAGAGTGGATTTGAACATTCGTTATGTTCAAACACCCGATCCGCCGACACCGCCGGAACCGGACCCACCGACACCCGAACCGGAGCCGGAAGAACGCGCGGAAGCTATGCGAAATCATATTGATTATATAGAGGTTAGGAATACAGATTTTGAACTTGTAGGAATTGTTGACACGTTCAATTCGGTTATATGGCAATCTAAATATTACGGCGTAGGTCAGTTTGAAATATACATTAAAGCAGACGACACAAGCCTTGCATTTCTCAAAGAAGATTACTATATAACCCGTCAAAACGATATAGAAGTCGGAATAATCGAACATATAAACGTTTCGGACAACGAGCAGGACGGGGAAATGTTGACGGTAAGCGGACGTTTCGCAAAATCAATACTTGACCGCCGCCATATATGCAAGTTATCCGGCAATTCAAACACCGCTACCATATTAAGCGGAAACGTTGAGACGGCCACGCGTCAAGTAGTAAGCGATAACGCTATAAACTGTTCTTTTGATAGCCGGCGAAATATGCCGAATTTAGAGCTTGGAACTGTTGCCGGTATTTCGAAAATAATAGTTGACGAGAACGGGAACGCCGCCGAAAAACAAGTAAGCTATGAAAATTTGCTTGAATATACAGACGGAGTTTTGAAGGAATACGAGATGTCAAGCACGGTTATTTTATCCGGCGTCAAGTTGAAATATACAATTTACGAAGGCGCGGATAGAAGCGTCGGAAACGCAGAAGGAAACGATCCGGTTATATTCAGCAAGGAATATGACAATCTTTTATCTACCGAATACGACTATAACACGGTAAATAATAAAAATACTGCGCTTATAGGCGGAGCCGGTGAAGGTATAGACAGATTTTATTCGGTTCTTGAAAGCAACAAGAGCGGTCTTGCAAGACGTGAAACATGGGTAGACGCGTCAAGTATTAACCGGACGTATAAAGACGAAAACGAGGAAGAACAGCAATATACAGACGCGGAATATATTGTAATGCTTAACGCGAAAGGTAAGCAGGATATAGCAGAATTTACGACAGTAGAAACCTTGAACGGTGAAATTGACGTTATGAACGGAAATTATATCTACAATAGCGATTTCTTCCTTGGCGATATAGTAACCTTGCAAGATAACAAACTCAATAAATATACAAGCGTCCGAATAGTAGAATTGACAGAGGTTCAAGACGAAAACGGCTATCAAATAAAGGACGTAAAATACGAATAAAGAGGGTAAACATTATGTCAAATATTATTGATTATTTCAAAGGGATTTTTTCATTTATCGGTGGCGTTATAGGATATTTTATCGGAGGCATTGACGGCTTTATGTTAACACTAATTGCATTTGTAACAGTCGATTATATAACCGGAGTAGCGGTTGCAATAATACAGAAAAAGCTATCAAGCGAAATAGGTTTTCGCGGGCTTCTTCGTAAAATAATCATATTCGCGCTTGTAGGGGTTGCAACCTTACTTGACCGTCACATTTTAGGCGGGACAAACGTTTTGCGAACAGCTATTATTTTCTTCTATATAGCAAATGAGGGTGTAAGCATTACGGAGAACGCCGCCGCTCTTGGCTTGCCTATTCCTAAAAAGTTAAAAGACGCTTTGGAACAGTTGAAGGACAAAGCAGAAGACGAAGAAGGGAGCGAAAAATAATGGCTGAACATTACGGATTTTTTAATGCGCTAAATGTAAGCGGAAATTATGACCGCAAATATAACGCTAACGATTACTGCGACAATTTAGCAGTAGTTATCAATAACGGAGTATTGCGCAGTATAAACGACGATTTGAAAGTATCCGCTTCCGGTATGATAGTATCGGTAGCAGCGGGTCGCGGTTGGATAAACGGCCATTATTACAAAAATGACGCTACACTATCATTTCCGGCGGTAACAGCACCCACCGGCGGCAAACGTTATGACCGCGTAATGCTTCGCCTTAATACTGCTATTTCAACGCGTAGCGTATCGTTGGTATATGTAACCGGTACAGCGGCGGCAACGCCCACGAAACCGGCGCCTACGCGCTCTGGCGACGTGTACGACCTTGTCCTTGCTGATATATACGTTGACACAAACGCAACAAGCTTAACCGTAACAGATACCCGCGCCGACGCTGATATTTGCGGTTGGGTGTTCTCAACTTCCGGCGATAACTCATTCTTTACAAGTCTTGATAACGCTTTTTATGAGTGGTTCGACGACAAAAAAGACGAGCTTTCAAGCGTTACGCTATTTAAGCGTTACACATGGCGCACGGTTCTTGTTTCCGCTGGTTCAACGGTTCAATTCTCAATTCCGCAATATGACGCCGACACGTGCTTTTTAGAGGTTTACGTAAACGGAGTACTTGAAGCGGAAACAGTAAACTATACTATCAATACTGCAAACAACGTTATCACGTTCACCGGTACGCTTGTAGCCGGTACGGAAGTAATCGTAAAATGTTATAAGTCTATTGACGGAACCGGCATAATGGACGTTGCCGACGAAATAACAGAGCTTCAAAACACCGTCGCAACGTTGGAACACGTAGCCGACTATGCGTATTACGCTACAAACAGTAACGATAACCTTTCGCTTTCACAAATAGCGCAGGCTATTTATTCCGGTTCATACGTTGCGGCAAACGTAACAGCAGCAGCCGCCGCTTTCCTTGAAGGGTTAGGCGGTAACACATGGCTTGCAGCTTTACCAGCAGACGCGCATATTACTATTGACGTTTACGGAAAATTGGGCGTTTCGACTGCTTATAGCGGAAGCGGAACAAGTGCAAGTCGCTACAAGTGGTTTGTTTTGGGCGCTGACGCTGCGAGCGATAAGCGCATAACGTTTGATTTTGCACACGCTGAACGTACGCTAATATGGTGTGCCGGCAATACAGAAAATACAATCATTTACGGAACCGATATTGATATACGCAATTTGAATTTGCAAGCAAAGTGTAACGCTTCAAATTGCTACATAGAAATGTTTAATAGCCGTTATTATTACGGCTTTATAAACGTTGAAAATTCAAAATTCTATGTTGCTACAACCGGAAACGCACGCTTTGCGAAAAATGGTACTTTCACAAACTGCGACGTTCATATATCGTCAGCCGGAGAACACGGGCTTTGCTTCGTGCCGGAAAACGATAGCTTGATACGCGTATTCGGTGGGACATACAAAGCATATACAGCAGTATCTACCGCTGGTATGATTTCGGCTATTTTCTACACGTACAGCACGACTACAACCGGCGTAATATCCGCATATAATATTAACTGTCCGACGGTTGCGCAAACAAACTTCTACCAAAAGAAGCTATCCGTTGCGCTTGGCGGTAAAACTCAAATAAACGGCGTTATTTCCACGCTTACAAGTGAAGGAAGCTATAACACTATAACCGGACAGTTACAATATAACAAAGTACATTAACGCGCATAAAACACGAAAAAATGCACGTTATAAAGAGGAGACGGGGAGAAATCCCCGCCTTTTTTATTTTAATTCTTTTCTTGTAATTTTAGTGCTTAACGAATAATTAGGTAAACGTAACGAGCCATTAGGCACAAAACGGGTAAAGTATATGACAAGGTGAACAATCACCTTGTCATTATCGACTTCTATACGGTCAACAACATTTTCAAAAAGTGCTTGAAGTGTTTCGGGTTCTCCGCTTTCGGCATCGGCAATCATTGAACGGAGCTTTTCTGTGATAAATTCACGGTCTATGCTCCGTTTCTTGTTTTCTTCACTCATATATATATCAATGTCAAGTTGTGCTTTTTCATCGTCAAGCGGTTTTTTAGCAACAATAAATGTTTCTTCGTCAATTTCCTTTTTTGCTTTCATGATAGCAAGCTCGGCTATTTCCGCAATAACTTCATTTTTTCTTTTCAATAGTTTTTTAATATCCGACGCCGGAGCGGGAACGTTTTTAACTGTTTTCATAACTTCGTCCGCAATGGCTTCTATAAGTCCCTCATTCAACACTTTTTCTTTTACTTGTTGCAATACATATTCTTCAAGATGTTCTTTTCTAACGGGCTTGCAAGTGCAAATTTTATACTTATGCTTATTGTAGCAAGCATAATAATTATAAGTGTATCTATTTCCTTTGCTTATTGTGTGTTTTACTTTTCCGACCATATAATGCGGTTCGCCTATACGCTCCGAACATTCGGAACAAACAATTTTTCCCGTCAACAAATAACAATTCTTCTTCCATTTTGAACGTGGAACGTTGCTTTGATTTCTGTTAATCCTTATCTGTTGGCAAGCGTCGAAAGTGACTAAATCAATTAACGGTTCAACGGCTTTTTCAATCACAATTTCGTCTTGGTCTTGGAGCTGAACGCGGCGGGTTCCGATGTAAAAATCATTCAAAATAAGCTTTCGTATTGAATCGGAGCAAAACGTGTTTCCTCTTTTCGTTCGGAATCCTTTTGCGTTTATATTGTCTGCAATAATTCTTGGCTTAACGCCTTCGGCATAGTCGCTAAATATTTGCTTAACAGCAGCCGCTTCTTCTTCATGTATAGCGTATTTTTTGCGAGGTTTTCCGGCGTCGTCAACAGCAGGAACAACAGTATATCCAAACGGTACAGCGCTTCCTATGTAAAACCCTCGTTTCACAAGCGCCCGTATAGCGCCCTTGACATAATCGCTTAATTCTTCCGATTTGTATTGGTCGATATCCGATAAAATAGAGGTTGTCAGCCTACCGCTGCTTGTATCTTCGTCGATATGCTGCGTAGCTGATAATAACTTTATACCTTTTTCACGGAAAAACTTTCGGTATTTGTGGCTTTCGTATGAGTTACGGAACGCTCGGCTTGTTGAGTATAGTATCAGCGTGCCGGCTGTATCGCTGTTATTTATATCTTGAATTAGATTATAGAAGGCGTCCCGCGTTTCGGCTTTCTTTTTCGTCGCGCTGGTTGCGGTATCTATATACCACCGGCGGATAACGAGGTTGTTTTTTGAGCAATATTCATTTATCTTGTCTTGCTGCATTTCAATAGAAACGCCGTCGTCTTGGTTCTTGGAGCTATAACGTAAATACGCGTCAACGTATTGCAGACCCGTTGCTATATCATACATTACTTGTGCTTTCTCTTTGCTGTATCGTGTCATTATTTCTTGATCCCCTTATTTTAACTTCAAATGTAATAGCATTATTTCTTCAAATAGCTCTTGCTTTTCTTGCGCCGATATATCGTCGCTTTCAAATATAACCTTTGCCCTACTCAATAAATCGAATATTTCGTCTTTACTTGCGACGCCGAAGTAATCGAGACCCACGCCGTAAAATTCTGCAAAGCGTTTAAGGTCCTTTATATTAGGAGAGCGGCGCCCTATTTCATAATTGGAGATAGTCGCGCGGTTTACTCCCATTTTGTCGGCGAGCTGCTCTTGCGTCAATTTACGCCCTTTTCGGAGCGTTTTCAGCTTTCCGCCTATACTTTCACTATTCACGATATTGTCACTTCCTTTTCATTCATTTTTGAATTGCGAAACTTATTATAAAAAGTGTCACATTGTTACATTACATAATGATAATAACATACATTGACGATAAAATAAAGTGTAATTGTAACAAATTAAACAAAAAAGTAAAGCTCTTTTTGTGCAAAAGGTAGAATAAGGGAAATATTACAAAAAATACTTGAAATTGTTACACATCGGCGTTATAATAAGCATGTAAACAAAAGATACCCCACGGGGTACACGAAAGGAAAATGAAAAATGAAAATCACTTGTAAAGAGTACAACAGAAAATGGAAAGAAGAAGCTCGCGGATATGTAGTAAGAAGATTGTTTGAAAAATGGGTTGTCTGCGACGGATACGCACCGGATTGTGAAACCGAAGTAGAAGAAAACGCTATATTCTGTGGATACGTTGTTAAAGAGTTTGATACATTCGAAGAAGCCGATAAGTTAAGAAATCTTTTGAACGCATAAATAAACAAACCGCGCCGGACGGTTAAATCCGGCATAAAGAAAGGAAGTAACATCATGACAGTAAAACAATTATTAAAAGTAGACAATTCACCACGAACCGAAATAACCGTTGAAAATTACGGCGGTTACAAATTTAAGACTTTCCATATTGACTATCAATCCAAAGGAAACCACGATTACGGCTCAATAGTTGATTTATCTACAAGGGCATTATTGCCGGAAGATATACTTTCAAGAAAAGTAACGTTTGTTTCCGTCAATTCAGCTACCGGCGAATTATCAGTATCATGCTACGAAAACAAAGAATAAAGGAGTAAGAAAATGAAAAAATATTTTGTCGACGGTGAAGAAATAACGGAAAGCGAAGCAATGCAAATTTCGGACGATAATATGAAATTTCTTGATAGCGAGAATATCGAAGATTTGGCGAAATGTAGATTTATTATTGCTATTGACTACGACGGAAAGGAGCTAACGAAATGACAACCGGACAGATAATACAAACAGTTATTGAAGCAATACTTGTAACCGCTGTAATCGTCGGAGTTTTTAACGAAGGCAAAATAGCAGATTGGGAACAGAAACACATATTTAAGAAATAATCGAAACGGCGCACGCCGTCCGTAACGACCGCCCGCGTTACGCTGACGAGATAGGGCAATATTTTTAGGTGTCGAATGTGTCAATTCGGCACTATATAGAAAGAAGGTGGCACAATGGCAAAGGCAAACAAAAGGTTGCAGCTTAAAATGTTCCGCGTATCGCAGTATTTGTCACAAAAGCAAATAGCGGAACGTCTCAATTACAGCGTCTCACAGTACAGCTTAATTGAACGCGGATACCGCGACGGTTCGCAAGAGTTTTGGAACACGCTGCAACGAGAATTTAATATCGCTGATAGCGAAATGTGGCGACTAATGAAAAGGTGATACCGTGAAGAAACGAAAAGCTACAACCGTTTTAGTAAACACCGGCAAAATCTTAAATACCCGCGTTATTGCAGAGATAGCAGCGCGGAAAATTAGAAAGGGATTTTAACATGGAAAATCACAATAACAATTTAATTGCAGCTATTGAAGTTTTGGGAGCAAAGCTTCGCGACATGGATACTACAATTTATCTAAAAGACATCGATATTAAAAACCTTAAATCAAAGGTTGAGGAATTGGAAACAAAGCTTAAAAAAGCAGAAAAAGAAGCTAAATGGTAAAGGAGAATAAACATGGCTAACTTATATGAAATTGAACAATCAATACTTGATTGTATCGACACCGAAACCGGCGAAATAATAGACATTGAAAAGCTGGAAGCGTTACAACTTGAACGCGATAACAAGATTGAGAATATCGCGCTTTGGTATAAGAACCTTCTTTCCGACGCCGAACAGTACAAAGCAGAAAAGGAACGTTTTGCAGAACGCGAGAAAGCGGCGAAGAACAAGGCGGAGAGTTTGAAAAAATATCTTGACAGCGTGCTTACCGGCAACGCGTATAAGAGTACCCGCGTAGCTATTTCGTACCGCACAAGCAAAGGCGTAGTTATTGACGACATCAAAAAGATTAACGGCAAATATCTAAAATATGCCGAACCTACACCGGACAAGACGGCGATCAAAAAAGCTATTGAAGAAGGCGTAGAATTTGAAGGCGCTCACATTGAAGAACGCAGCAACATACAGATTAAGTAAGGCGGTGATAGTATGAGATATTCGGAGAGTTTGAAAAACATTTCAGCCGCGCTTGCTAAGGTTCAAGCCGAGATTAAAAACCCTATTAAAAATCAGCTCAATAAGGGCGTGCAAGGAACACCGAAATACGCAAACCTTGAAGACACGTTGCAAGACTACGTGCGTCCGGTATGCAGTAAGCATGGTATAGCAATATATCAGTCTCTTAAAACAGACGAAGCCGGAAGGGTAGGAGTAGCTACCGTACTGTTCCACGAAAGCGGCGAATACATAGAAAGCGATTATGTTTTCTGCGAAATTAAAATACCGGTAAACCGAGACGGAAAAGAGATTTTGACACAAGGTCAAGCTACCGGCGTAAACATTACTTATTTGAGGCGTTATTCGTTAAATGCTGCATTAGGTATCACCGGAGATAAAGACACCGACGGAAGCTATACCGACGAACCGGTGCAAGACGAACCGCTTACATACGAAACCGCGCTTGATTTTACATTAACGTTTGGAAAGAATGCCGGTAAAACGCTTAAAGAGCTTTACAAAGAAGATTTAAGCTATATTGATTGGTTACGCAAGGGAGAAAAGACAGACGCGCGTATAAAGGAAGCTATAGGAATTATAGACTGCGCTATCGCGAAGAACAAACGCGAGAAGCAAGCAGCCATAGATAAGGAGACAGCAAATGCTTAATAGTGTAAACATCATGGGACGATTAACTTCCGCCCCCGAATTGAAAAAGACGACAACCGGATTGAGTGTGTTAAACGTGACGCTTGCGTGTGAGCAAAATGCAAAGAACGCGGACGGTAAGCGCGACACCGATTTTATACCGATTACAGCATGGCGCAACAACGCGGAGTTTATCAGCCACTTTTTCAAGAAAGGCGATATGATAGCTATAACCGGCGAATTGCAAACCCGCAAATATACCGACAAAGACGGTAACAAAAGAACCGCTCTTGAAGTAGTAGCAAATATGGCTAACTTCGGCGGCGGAAATTCAAACAGTAAACCGGAAACCGACGGAACCGCAAATTTTGAAGAAGCGGCGGAGATTGACAATTACGACCTACCGTTCTAACTGAAAGGAGCGTAAACAATGAAAAGTGAGTTGAACCCGCGCCAGTGGGCGCTGTATAACCTATTAAAGAATAACCCCGATAAGTATTTTCAACAAATCGAAATTACTATGGTATTGCCGGAATATTATTACGATTATGAAGCGGAATTTCACGACAGCAGCGTCCGCCTTCTTATTACGAACGATATACGCAAGATAAATAACAGCGACGTAATACAAAAAATTATAATAAGTACCCGCGCCGGAGTAAAACTTGCAAACCGCGAAGAATTCGAGAAATACATAAACGGACAATTTGCGGCGATATGGCGAAAGCTGGCGCGTACCCGTAAAAAAGCAAAGAAGGGCGGACTTGACGGACAATTCCGGTTTACATTTGGAAACGAGCGAAACGTCGTTGAGGCCTTCACAGAAGATATAAACCGATTGAAATCCGCCCGTCTTGCCGCCGGACTAAAACTTGCAGACGTTGCCCGCGAGCTATCCGCTACCGAAAAGGGTATCGATGTACCGCTTATTTCTAAAATGGAAAACGGTTGCTGTCAACCTACGGAACGCGTACTGCTTAAAATGGCGCTAATTTACGGTGTAGAGCCCGCTTACCTTTTAGGCGGTAAAATTACACCCGAACACGAAACGGCGTAAAATGAGCGCTTACAAACGAGATTAGAAGGGATATAAGCTATGATTAAAAAAATATACGAATATCGTTATTACTTCATAATTCCGGCTGTTTTAATTGGCTGTTTTGTTTCCGGTTTTTTACTGGGGATATATGAAACTTCTTCGCCTTCACTTGAAGAAATAGAAAAATATAATATTGTTTATGCCGAAGAAGCGCCGGACGTAGTACCCGTAGCGGAACCGGAAGAAGAAAAACCGGAATATATAACGCTTGGAGTATTCAACGTAACCGCATACTGTCCATGTGAGAAGTGTTGCGGTAAGTCGGACGGAATAACAGCAACCGGCACCCACGCGACAGCAGGACGCACAATAGCGGTTGATCCGAAAGTTATTCCATACGGAACCGAAGTTATTATAAACGGACATACATATATCGCGGAAGATTGCGGCGGATCCGTAACCGGTAAGACGGTTGACATATACTTTTCAAATCACGCCGAAGCGTTAGCTTTTGGACGCCAGCAGCTCGAAGTTAAAATACGCTGTTGATGTGTCAATTTGAAACGATTACGCCGGAAACATAAAACTATTGACTTTTTGGGATATTATGGTAATATAGTATTAGGTCATAGGTTAGTGGAGTAGCTTATGGCGAAAACTTAATACTATGACCTATAAACCTTGTAACGCTTACGCTCCACCGTAACGCTACGAGGTTTTTATTTTAAGGAGAGTGATACAATGGGAGTTATAAGCTTAATAGCAAGCAAAAACTATATAGCAGTAAATAAGGTATTGGCGCAGGAATTCGGACTATATGAAGCTGTTATATTAGGAGAGCTTGCGAGTGAGTTTGAATATTGGGAGCAGCAAGAAAAACTTGACAACGGATATTTCTTTTCAACGGTTGAGAATGTAAAACAAAACACGACGCTTTCCGATAAGCAGCAAAGAGCAGCTATGAACACGCTTAAAAACATGGGAATAATTGAGGTTAAGCTAAAAGGTATTCCGGTGAAACGTTATATACGCATAAATGAAGAACAGCTTACGCCATATCTGCTTAACAGTACATACCAAACCGGCGGAACAAGTTTTGCCGAAACGGAAGAACTTGAAGCTCCAAAACGGCAAAGTAATAATAATAAATTAAATAAT